ACTGCATAGATTCTTGTGTGAGCTGTTGGTTTTCATCAGCTTTAAGAATCCCTTGTTGTGCTAACTCTGTATACATAGCATTGTATAGGTTAGCTTTAAACACATCAACTGGCTTAGCTTGGATAAACTGCTGTAGCTGTTGTTGCTGTTGTGTGTACTCTGACAGGTTGACATTGTTCTCTATCAAGTGCTTGATACGAGGGTCTGTCTTATCTGCTCTTTTTTCAAAGTAGTACTGCCCTACTAAATCTTCCATAGCATCTTCATTAAAAGATTCTAAGTCAAACTTACTAGAGTCTACTTTCAAACCTTTACCCTCTGCCCATTCTTTGTAGGCGTTGAAGTAAATGTTTTCTGTTTCTTGGGAACCTACTAAAGGATCGTCTCCTTGTTGAGTAGATTCTACTTGTGTTTCTTCTGAAGGAGTACTACTTTCATTAGGTTGGTAGATGTCTTGATTAGCATCACCGGAACCTACTCCATAGTTCTCTTTCTGAAAGTTAGGATTTGAGGTATCAACGATTTCGATTTCTCCTACTGTAGCTAAGTTGCTTTCATTAGATTCTACAGCATCTAAGTTTTCATTTTCCATAATGTTTCGTTTTAATCTTTGATCTTTTCTTTGGATCGTACTTTCTGAATGTCAAGAGCTTGCTGTGACCTGTTTATCAGCATTTGTGCTCTTTGCGTTGCGTTGTTTACTTGCAGCTGTGTATACTGAAACTGTAAGTACTGTTTTTCTACATCTGCTTCAATGTTAGCTTTTGATAAATCTATCTCTGATTCTTTAGCTAGCTTTTCTCTTTCGAAGGCTAACTTTTCTGCTGACTGCTGTAGCTGCATCTGTTCTTTTTGCAACTGCACTTGTCCCTTCATCTGCTCTATCTGCATTTTTACTTGACCGCTGATTTGTTCAAGTTGTGCTTTCATCTGCATATCCATCTGAGAAAGCTCCATCTGTATCTGTTTCTGCTGCTCGGCATTGGCCTGCTGCATCTGCTGATTCTTCTCTAGCATTTCATCTTCGTAGTCTTTTAGCTTCTTACGCATTTCAGAGAGCATGTCAGTATCTAGCAAGTCTATAAGCTGTGTAGCGCTGATCTCTTTTGTCGCAAACTTGTTAGTAGCGATCTGCTTAATCGTCTGCATGATTTCACGTTCTTTGGCACCAGAGTTCACAAGTACTCTAAACTTTCCTTTGAGTTGGTCTTTAAGTATCCTTAGTACTTCTTGACGCTCTTTACCTACCACGTATAAACCTTGCTTTCCTTCGGCATAAGCGTATGGAAACAAGTTGGACAGTCTAGTCAGTGCGATTTCGATAAGCTCTTCATGTTGTTGGAAGTAGTACTCTGTGACTACATTAGATTGCTGTATCGCTAGCTGTGTTGTCCCTACTTGATCAGTAGCTGCTACTTGCCCTGTCTGCTGTCTTGTAACACCTGTAATCTCGCCTACTAAGTCGTTAAGGTTCTGCTTCATCCCAAGGATAGTGCTTACTGCAGGACTTATCGTTTGGTCATATTGTGCAAACTGATTAAAGGTAGTTGTCTTAGGTTTACCATTGCGGCCTAATGTTTCAATCGGCATGATACCTTGCTTCATGTAGTAGATCAACTCTTGGTTTGACATTCCCGCAGGCTTTTGCGACAAGTCATAGACGATACCTCTAACACCTGCTAAGGCTACCAGCAACTCTTCTTGATAGTGTAAGATGTTGTACAGCTCTTGTATATCTCTAGTTTCCCAAAGTAGTGAGTACGCTTGATGAAATCTGTTGTTTGCAAACCCAATGTATGGGAGTTGAACATCAGAAAAGTCTTCTTCGTTACGCACATAGGTAGTAGTCTTTCCTACATTAAAGTACACCCCATCTGTTTTGTCTCCGATGCGCAGTCCTTTGTACCGATCTACTCTGTATGCTCGGCGTATCTCTTGACCTTTTCGCTTCATGCGCTTTCTCTTAGAGGCTGTGCTTGTCATCTTACGTACTTCTTTAGCAGTAAGATACTTTACGAATGGAGGTTTCTTATCAAAGAACTTAGACTCATGCTTGTTTTCTGTATACAATGCGTAGACTTCTGTTTGCTCTTTCCAGTTTACAAGGTACACGTCTAGCTCATGCGAAGATAATCTATCGTTATGACTGTACGGATCCAATGGAAAGCCTGTAGGAGACTGATCTAAGTTAGTTCTATAGAAAGCATCTTGAGAGCTAAATGGAGCCATCTGACGAATCTCGGATAGTTGTTTCTTAGTAAGATACATTCCGTAGCTCTGTACTAGCTGACCGTAAGACATAGGAAAGTACTCTACTATCCAATCCAGTTCGTGTAAGTACTTTGCTGTTTCATTGTACTGGTACCAAATGAACTCTGGCGATACTACTCTAAAGTCGGGTTCCTTCATTCCCTCTTCGTAGTCCACATAGTAGATAGGCTCACCTGTAACCATTAGTTCCTTAAAGGCGTCATTTGTCTTCTGACGCAATCTTTTTCTGTCAATGAACTCTTTTAAAGCATCGTCTGATAAAGACTCCTCAAACTCCTTGTGCGTGTATCTATAGTACTTTCTTACTTCTTTAACTTCCTTTTGTGTGAGCGCAGCATCTTTGTTTATGATTTCTTGTAGATACTCAATCTCATTCTGCATTTCCATAATCATCGCTTCGGCACCGGGCATTTCAGCCACTTGTTGCATAAGCTGTTGTTGTTGTTGGACAAGCATCATCTGAGACCGCTGTGCAGCCTGCTGTTGAAACAACTTCTCTAAAGACTTCTTCCACAAATCGTCTAGCTCTGTCTTCGTCTTTTTGTCAACCAAATCTCTACTCACTCCTATCGTTCTAGTGATTAAAGGCCTACCCATCTCTTTAGATATAAGAGACTGTAGTTTAGGTCGTACTATAGGAATGTGCCTTACCTTGGCAGGCATCTCCATACTGATAGTTTGGTCTGTACCGTCTTGACCAGTTACCGTCTTGTTGACATTGTTGTATAGATAATCATACCTCTTTTCGTCAAGATCGTTGTTCCATAAGCTACGGCAGTAGTTTAATCTGTCTACTCGACCTTTGATCTTCGAATGGTCGTTAGGCGTTCTACTGTTGATCCCACCTTGTAGATAGTTCTGCTCAATGTACTCATCCATACGGTACTTACAAGCATCTAGCTGATCCTCTGCTGGCAAATCCTCTATAGGTGTTGGTATGTAGTAATCTGAAATCATAGTCTTACGCGTTGACCGTTGACACTAGTGTATCCCATTAGAGGAGCACTTTGTTCTTTTTCTTTATGTTTAGTTCTGTCTTGTGGGACATAGCCTTTTTTAACGTCATCTAAGATACCTTCCCATGCTAACATATAGCTGATTGTGATATCACAGTTATGGTCCTTTGACCTAAAGATCATAAACCTTCGAACTGCTTCCAAATCATAAATGTTATCAGAGTAGTCTTCTATATAATCCGCAAAGTGTTCAATCCAAACGTGCTTAGTGTTCGGATCAACGCCGTAGCGGTTGTTTACTCTACTGTCTTTGATGGTAGCATAAGTAATCTCTGGCCTTTCTTTAAGCAAGTAATCGTAATGGTATGTTTTGTACCAGTCAAAGATTGCAATGTTAGACCACTCTATAAGATTCTCACACTCCCCATAGTATATACAAGCTAATGCTGTTTGCTCATAGAACTTCTCTTTCTTAGTTGGCCGCCAAGTGATTCTACAAGTCGGCAAGCACGATGTTGTATTTGCATTAAGGTAGCCCTTCATTACTACAAAACTTCCTTCCGAGTCACTGGTTTCTGCTTTGTCTTTGTCGTAACTATCTGTACCTCCGCCGTATAGATTGGAGTACTTGGCCATGCCAAACCTATACTCATAGTGCTCCTTGTCCTGTTCATTAGGTCTATCAGGATGCTCAAAGATCATGCACGGCCATTTGAAATCACCGTCTTTATCTAGTTCTCCCGTATCACTACTCGATGGCATAGGAACCCACTTCACACCCATAAAAGAATCATCTTCCTCAATCCGCTCAAATCTACCGTACTGGATAGCTTCTTGTGCATCAGTGTTTAGTAGATGCGTAGACTGCTTATCTAACTTGTCTACATTAAAAGGAGATACGCCTGATACAGAGAATGCTTCCCGTGGTGTCAAAGGCATCTGTGTTTTAAACTCTTGTAGCTTCCCCTTTTGATTACCACGCTTCTTACGCTCCTGCATAATGAGCACAATGCTTGGTTCTTTATAACTGTTGCCATCGTGATCCATTACGTAGTACAAATGAGCTGGGAAAAAAGGACAGCACCTAGCTCCATTGATTACCTCATCCTCATAGATGTTAGGAACGGACAGCAGATTGTACTTACCTGGATTGTAGAAAAGCTCCATCATATCAGCCACTCCTTTAGACATTTCCCCACCTGTACCGATAAAGATACAAATCTTTCCGTCTTGAACACCCATTTCTTGTAGCGATGGTAAGATATAGTTGTATACCTTTATCAAGATAGGATTGATCCCTGCCTCTTCCATAACAACTAGTGTTGGAGATTTACCAGAAGCAGCCTGCGGATTATCCTTAACCGTTATAGCATGCACCTCAGCAAAGTATCCCATTGCTACTTCCCCACCGACTTTAAATCCTGCTATCAAAAGCTCTCCGTCATTTTCTTTTAATCGACGTTTATAGAACTCTCGACCAGCATTAGATTGTGAATCTGGTGATAAAGCATCAAGGCCTAGCTTAGTCTTTTTAATCGTGTTCGTCGCATACTCTTCTAGTCCAGCAACGATCAGCGTTTGTGATGATGGGAAAAGAGTGTACTCCTTAGCAGCCATTGCCGCAACCTTTTCAGAGAAACCGATCTGTCTCCTTTTTAGAAACAAAACATTTTTGTTCTCTTGCCTTGCTTGACCTATGTAGTCAAAGAACATTTTGTCGAGATCTAAGAATCTAGGAGGAATCATTCCCTCACCTTTCTTCTTAGATTTGATGCGCCAGAAGTTTAAGTACCAGTACAAGTCGGCTTCTATATCTACTCCTCCAACACTGTACCCATTGATGCATCGATCTCTTTGTATGTACCACCATTCTAGATAGTATCTAGGGTAGTTGATTTTTACAATCTTTCTATCTTTTCTCTTTGGGTGATCATAAACTTCCCATCGAGAATCGTATGCTGGCATCTGATTTTCTAAATCATAGATTACAGGAGAAAACAGCTCAACGTTTTGATACTTTTGTTTTTTCTTGTTCCAGCACTTTATGTTTTTAGGAAGCTTCGATCCGTAATAGAAACGCTCTTTTACAGGCTTTGTACCATTGATAACAATGTTAGACTTTTCATCTATCTTGTATCCTGCTATTTCTATGATTCCAGTCTTCTTGCTTCCCATTAAATCTTATGGTTCTTCTATAGTTTCTACCTCATCACCAAAGCAAGGGCAATCGCTGCAATCGCATGTCAAGTGAGTAGGTCCTTTTATAAACAGAGGGTTTTTACATTCCTTACAAGTGTAAGGGCTTTCTTTCAAGTTGTTGTTCAGCTTAGGCTTTTGCTTAAACATGTTCTTTCCAAGTTTGCTGCTAAACATGTGTTTCTGTTTTGGTAGGTGCTTCAGTAGCAGTCTCTACAGATTTAGTAATTTTGTTCTTATGTATATCAATGAACTTTTCAATGAAGTTCGCTACTTGTTTAGGGATAAGCCCTAGTATGCTCATATGCTTTATAGCGGATAGTACGTTGATAAAAAAGCATAGAAAGTATACTCCTTTGGCAAGGTAATCAAAAGCTTTAGGATTTAAGATGCTGTCCATTTCAAAAGCAGCAACGACCTTCCCCATCAGATGCAGCACTACAAAAAGAAAAGTATAGGCCATAAGAACTACGGGTACTCTTTTAGCTTTCTGTGTGACAAATCCCTCTTTACTCTTCTTGTGGTTGGCAGCTATAGCTGAAACAAAATCCCATAGTACGACAATGTAAAAAACAAAGAGCGTCCAGAACGGAGACCACACCCATTTTTCTAGGGTCGGTATCAAATCGAGTATGAACATAAAACCCATAGATAGAATGATTAAGTTTTTCAAATTTACTTGCGTAGGTTTGAAGATCGCTTTTACAAAGTCGCTGATCTGCGAAAACCCCATAAAGGTGTCTTGTTTTGTTAGGTATGCCATAGTGTTGTGTTTAATCGTTATCTTCCCATCTTGCCGATTTTTCTACATGGTTGGGGTCTATCCAATGTAAAAACCGATCTAAAGAATGACCGCGTTTAGTTAAAGTTCCTTTTCTTTTGTTGTAACCTAAGCAGGCGCTGATTGACATATCGGGGTTGCCAAAGAGACACTTACTTTCTTTTGTAAGAAACAGATGATTAAAGAGGTCTTGACAAACAACATTACCCATAATGTCTATAACATAAGCCA